CCGATTTTAATCTAGTTATATCTACCGTACCATAGGAGGTACGGAATAAGTCGGAAACTTGTGTTTTTACTTCTCTACCTTGCTTTAACATATTAATTATTTTATATGTAAAATATAAAGTATTAATACTGTTAGTTCAAGTCCTCTAGGAGGCCTCTAACTTGAATATAGGTTTTTTTGGTTGGTTCTAACGCTCTAACTTTATTCTTTGTCTCAACTAATTTTGCGGATAGATTGTCGTCCTTGGACTCCTTTAATAACTCATTTATTCTATTTACCACTACTTTAGTTATGTTACCAAACTCCTCATGTAAAACATCCTCTTTCATTAGAATAGTATTTTTAAGAATTTGTTTTTGATTTTCGTTTAGTTTGGAGCCGTACTCTTCATTGTATTTTTTACTTATTACGTACGAAAGGGTTTTTGGGTTTATGTTTTTGTTTATTTTCTTTTGTGGTTCTTTGTTGATGTGTTCTACTAGATGATTTTTTAATTTTATATTGTGTTCTATGTTTTTAGGTGAATTATTAAAAACTATTTTATCTATTTTATCATATATTGTATTTTCATTTACCACACATAAATCTTTTCTTTTGTTAATTACCTTATCTAAAATAGGTTTTATCTTAGATAATTTATGTTTGTTACCCCTCAAATAAGATATACTTTCATTTATGTATTTTTCACCAATCTCCTTATCTTCAATTGTTTTTAACTCAATATCATTATAGAGTGTAAAAAACTCTCTTAGCGTTTGAGAGTATTTCATCGCACCCATAATAACCGATAAATTATTTTTGAATTGGTTTTTATCCTTGTAAGAATTTTCAAGGATAGTGTCTAAGCTTTGTTTGTAAAAGGAAAAATTATTCATAATATGTTTTTATTATAAATATATCTAATCCTTTAATAAGGTGTCTACTTCTTTATTGATACTGTCAATATCTTTATTTGATTTTTCAAATAAGTCTTGTAACCCATCTAGGTTTAACCCTTTATTTTCCATAAGTAGTGGTAATTCTCTCTCTTTGTTAAAACTTTCTGCGGCTGGTACTGGTTCAGTAATCTCGTCTCCACCTCCAGGTGCTTCTGTTTCTGGTCCACCCATATCAAAGTCCGACATATCTTCACTACCAGCATCTAATCCTGGTTCGTCAACAGATTCGTCATCACCTCCTTCTGGTTTTGGTGGTTCACCATATAACTTATCTATTGTGTTGAACAGTCCTGTTTTGGTTATAGTTTCTGATGTTTTTTCTAGTTCTCCTGATAAAGCCTTTTCAAATCTTTGTTGTTGTAAATCTAATTTAATCTCTTCATCACTCATTCCTAATATAAACTTCTTAGCCCATGTGGCTGATACTGGTGCGATTCCACTACCTGGGTCACCAACAGCATCTTTATACAATGTTATTTTTGTTTGCCACTGTTCTAATTTTAATAACTCTGCTTGTGTAGATGGATTAGTTAACCCTAACGAGAAATTCTCTATTTCGTCTTCAAAACCTAAAACATAAAGATGTATAATAGCTATTTTATTTAGTTCTTGTATAATAGATTTTTGTATTCTATTTATAGTTCTAGCAAATCTAATATCTAACAATGCGAGATTTTTACCTTCACCTACAACCTCTTCAAATCCTAGAAAAGCCTTTGGGATTCTTAGAGACGCTAATAATTTTTTCTGGATATATTCTATATCTGCTATCTCACTCAAATTAGTAGCTCCCGGTAATGTATCTATGGGACTAGCAGCTGCAGGGTCTCTTACTGGTATAAAGTAGTCTTGGTCTACCGCCATTTGGTTCATTCTTAGGTCTACATTTCCATTACTAGGGTCAACAACTGGGTCACGTTTAAATTTGTTAGCTACTTTTTGGATGTAAGCTTCTACATCTTTATCGTCCATATTACCAACAAAAACTTTAAATACTCTTCGTTCCGGTGCTCTAGATGTTCTATATACTAACATAGCATCTTCAGCTAATAATAATTGTTTCCATATTCTTCTACACTTTTCTAACATAGAAGTCCCATAAGGTAATCTTCTATCATCACCTAACAATCTAAAATGTGCAATTTCCCAAGAATTAAAAATCATTTCCTTTTCCTTCCACTTAAATTCCACCTTTCTTTCTTTCACCTCTTCTGCTGGTGAATGTGCGTTTACAAATGTCGTACCATCAGTTCTATCAATTTCTATATTAGGTAACTGATTACACCCAACAATTCCTTTTTCTGGGTCAATTTTAAGGTAAACAAAATTATCCCCATATTTACAAGTGTTTCTAATCCACATTGGTAAATTTGTGTTGATGTCTAGTACGTTATTAAATAAATCCCCCAATATAGATTTTATTCTGGTAGATTCAGAATATATACTTAACATATAACCTTTTTCTGAAGGTGTCGTACTTTCCTCAGAATATATATCCAAAGCTGCTGATATCTCTGGGGTAAACTCCATAGATTCGTAGTCATAGTACGATGCTAATCTAGATGGTTCATAGTATATAGATTTTGTGTAGAGTTCATTATCTATTTTTTGCCATTGATTGGCTAGATATGCCTGTTGTTGATACTGTAATTTTTTCTCCTCAAAATCTTTCTTTGAATCGGTCTTTAGAATGTCTTTAGACCCCAACTTAAATTGTGGGTAAGTGTCCGGAGAAGCCACTGTAGGTCTTCCACTCCCAAACATTCTAGTCAGTCTTTGATATATTGTTAAATTTTCTGCCATATTAATTAATAATAGTGATTATATTATAAATAGTCAATCATCTTCTATCGTCTCTTCCCAAATAACCAGGAATATTCTTTATATAAAGTTTTTTGGTCCTGATTAGTATTTCCAGGTATACCCCATAATGGAGTATTTTGTTTAGGTCTCCTGTGTGAAGGTTCTTCTTCTACAGAACTATTACTAGTGGTCCAACTTTCTAACATAGCTTTAGTTAAACTATCAGCTTTATGTAATTGACTAAATGAATTTTCCCCCACATATAAAGCCATGGCTATTGCCATAATTAAATCATCATGTTTACCTTTCATATGGTTAGGTTTTCCATTTATATAAACAAAGGTATATAATTCATTTAACAATCTTTTTGACCTAATTGTGAATTTGTGTCGTAGAGACTCCTCAAATGCAGCTACTATCTGAGCTCTCTTATTATTAAAAGCTAGACCAGGTGTTTTAGTACCCGCATTAGGATTGTATTTCCATTTATCCGCAGTATTCATCCCCTCCACATATAAATCTTTATAACCCAATTCTTGTAATTTTCTAGATGTAGCTACACCCATACCACCGGTAATATCTGTAACCACATAAGCATTATACATAGTACCCCATTTATAAATTATGTCTGCAGCTAAATCAGGTGGTATTTTCCCTAAATACTCAGCTACTTGTGTTCTTGAGTCAAAGTCTATAATAATTATAGAAGTGAAATCTTCAGAATCACCCCTACTAACATCACAACCTAAAATATAACGATGACCTTCTATAGGTTTTTCCCAAATCCACATTTGATTCCCCACAAACATTTCTTCTGGGTCTCTTACATCTTCATTTTTTATCCTCTCAATAGTATCTATAGGAATTACGTTATCACCGGAACCTAAAAAAGCACTTTCTAACTCTTGTGAAACCTTCCTCCTATCATATTTAAGTTTTTTAACCATACTCTCAAACCAAGAAGAACATGGTTTATATCCTTTTTGTTTTAAACTCTCAAATTTATCTAGAGATTTTTCGTATACAAATTCTTTCTCATCATAATCTTCTCTATTGAGTAAAAAATGTACAATATCTTTTGTTTTAACCCAGAATAAATCTTTTGTAAATCTAGGGTCATTTTCCCAATGAAGTTCGGAAATATGGAAACTATTTAAACCTTTTATAGATTGTTCATATATTTCGTAATATATTTTATCGTATCCATTTGGTGTCGAAATTACAATAACTTTACCTCCGGTAGAAAGTGATGCCATACATGCCGCCCAAAAATCGTCACCAGCTTCAATATATGCCGCCTCATCAAATATTAATGTTGTGGGTGTGTATCCTCTTAGTGCATCTACTGATGTAGCCACCGCTTTAACCTCACAACCATTATTTAATTTAAAATGTTTTTGTGAATCTTTTTCTTTAGAAAACCCAACATTTATCCAGTCAGGCCACTGATTAAGGAATCCCCTTACTTTATTTGCAAATTCAGAAGCTGTATCTAATTTATTTGCAATAATTAGAATTTTTTCTGGTTTATTTTTAGAAGCAAATTGTAATTTTTTAGAAACCCATGCGGCAGTTGCTGTTGATACTCCAGCCTGTCGGTATTTTTTAGTAATATTATCGTTATACTTTTCGAAATTACTTAACATCATTTCCTGTTCAGGAAACAAATTAAAAGGTACATATTTAGATTGTGTATTATCGTAGGTTTCTAAATACGTTTTTATTGCATAATTAGTATCTTGAACGCACGTAGCATATTCTTGTATTAACTCTTTTTGGTCCATATGCTATAAATATCGTAAAATTATTAACTCTTTACAAGTTATATAAAAAGTCTTTTTCTGCTTTTGTTAAAGAATCCATACCTGTTTTATTTATTTTATCTAAAATGGTATCTATGTCTAACTGTGGTTCTTCTTCTGTGGGAGTATCCACGACTGGAGGTGTAGACACTTCACCTGAAGCATCTTCATAATCTTCTTGTTTTAATTGTTTCACTATTTCGTCAACCATCTTTTTAACTTGGTCTTTACCTTGTTGACTACCCGACAATATTTCTTTAGCTAATTTAAGGAATTCTTCCGCTTCTAAACTTACAAATTTAAAATAAAAATAGTTTTTGATTCTTTTTTGTTCTTCCATATCAAAAAAGTTATCCGGGTATACCTCTAAAAATTTTTCCCAAATTACAGGACCCAACCTTAAGTCCCATACTTCTGCTGGTAAAGTATCTTCCATACCAATAACCTCATCCGCCATT